CCGCAATCACAACCGCCATGACCGGTTCATCCCCACGGGTGTGGGGAACAGTCAAGCGCAGCCTGCACTCTGAGCTTCAATTCCGGTTCATCCCCACGGGTGTGGGGAACAGCGAAGCTGACCAGTATCAACCGGAGCCAGGGCCTTGGCCTGCGCGGTCACGTTGATTGCAATGGCGAGGTTCCCGGCCTCTATTCCGATTGGACCAGCTATGATTGGGTTCCCGTTGCGAATGATAGTGGTTCCGGCCATCAGGCAAGCTCCTTTAGGCCTATCAATCCCACCTCGTTCTGATGGGCGATGTTCAATACCGAGTCAACCGCATACATTTTGCCGGATATTTGCAGGCGGCTGTTGACGGCAAGGGTAGTGCAGTCTTTCCAGTCGCAGGCGATAACCTCAGTTACATCCTTGGCCCATCGCTCGGAGTAATAGCGCTCAGCGGCAGACCTGTTATACATGATGCCGGTTATGGTTGGGCTGGTGGCTGCGTAAGTGGTTGAAGCCTTGCCCGTTGCAGGGTCGTAAGTTTGGGTTGGTGCGTAAATTACAGCATTAGTCGCCATCCAGTCGGCAAAATAGTCGGTTATCGCCATTATTTGTGATACCTCGGCAAGCCCTTGATAAACCAGGCGGGCATACCATAACGGGCTTCAAGCGCTGCGTCGGTCTGGGCGCGGGATACGCTGAGCGGTCCAACCGAGCGGCTAACCCATGCGGAGTCAATGACGGTTGTATTGGTGTTGTCCATGAGATATTGAACGCCCTTGGCGATAATGGGTAAATAGGCGAGGCTTATCCCGGCGTAAAAATATTGGGCCGAGTTAGTTTGAGTAGCCGGGCTGGATAGCATAACATATGGCATGGCGTTGGGATCGGTCGCGTTGTAACCATTGTTAGCATAATAGAACGTGTCGGTGATATATGTTCCCGAGGCTAGCCCGGTGCCTGCAAGCTGGGTTCCGGAGGGAAGCTCGGCCATTAGCGCGATGTCGGCGGGACGCTTGCCGCCTGATTGGTTGACGTTGTAAATCTCCATCAGGCTTGATCCGGACACGATTGATCCAATGAACTGATAGTTAAAGTTGCGGCCCGTGATCTGCTTGACCTTGGCGTCGATGACCGGGAGCATAGCCGTGATAGCGGCATCCTGGGTCGATTCCGTAATCCCTAGATATGTTTTAACCTGCGCCAGTGTGATAACCTGCATTATTTACCCTTCTTTTTGCCCTTGGGGAGTATGCCAGCCTTTTGTAGCGAGGCGGTGCAGATGGCATAAGCCGAATCCTTGGACTTGCCCTTAGCAGAGACCTGCCTAACGCATGATTTCAATTTCTCATGTCCAGGGCCTTTTGGCATAGCTAAAACCTCACTGTTTAATATAGATTACTTGCCAAAATTTTGCGGTTTAACTCTCCATCCAGCTTCAATATGCGCGTTTAATGTAGATTTGTCAATGAAACATGAACAGTATAGCGAACCAGACCCGATTTCGATTTCAATTTGATCTGATGGCGCTTCCGGTTCAGCCAACTTGTTAGCTTCATTTACAAGTTCGTCAATTATCTTGCGGGGTCTTGCCATATTAATCTCCTATTAAAAAAGGGAGCCTGAATAAGCGCTCCCCGTATGGTTGTTATTACGTCGCAGGCTTAGCCCAGCAGCAAGGCCGAATGGCGCGGGGTGATAAGCTTGCAGCCCCATGCCGTCTCGATGCTGTACTGATTCAAGTGGTCTCCCTTGTAAACCGCAATACGGAAGGGGATACCGCTAACCGGATCCTGCATCAGGAGTTCGTCGCTAGCAGCGTCACCGCCTTCGGGCAGGGCGGGCAGGCGCGAACCCAGCAGGAGCGAGCCGGAGCCGATAGCCACACCGCCAACCGAATAGCTATTGCCAACGGTCATGGTTACGCCATCCGCCAGAGTCTGCATCAGGCCGGGAGATGCCAGGACGATGTCACCCTCGATAGGGGTGCCGGACGTGCCGAAATCAAATCCGGTAGCGACAACATACTTGTTGGTGTCGCCCGCGAAAGTCACAACGTCGCCAGCAAGAACGGTGCCATAGCCGGTATCAAGGTGAATCGTGGTCGAGCCCTTGGCGTAAGTGGTTCCGGTATCGGTTACAAGGGTTGCGGCAGCAGTGCCTTTGGTGTGGTAGCTGCTCGCGCCGGTCTCGCCAATGCGCCAGCCCTGCAAGTCGCCGATGAAGCCACGACGAAGCAGGTCGTCGGTTCCGGCCTCGTTGACCTTGAAAAGATTGGCCTGCTTGCTGCGAAGGTTGGCGCTGGCGGTCGTGGTGAGCACCAAGCGACGGTCGGTGAGGGGTGCGCCGTTGTCCTGGAAGATCTTCAGCAGGTTGGCGGTGTCCGCGAGGGAGCCAGCAGTATCAAACGGAGCGGTTCCAGCCGATCCGTAAGCGCGGGCAGGGGCAACGCAGGCGGTCATTAGGTCGGCTTCAATCTCGTTGACCAGGGTCCGCATGGCCTGGGTGAAAGCCGCGCCACTGATCTGGTCGTAGGTGCCCGAGTTCATCAGCTTGAGGGCGTTTTCACCCGAGAAGTTGAACTTGACCCTACGCTGCTTGGAGAGAGTCACCTCACCTTTGCCGGGAGCCAGGGCCGCGCCACCAGTAGGAGTCAGGGCGGGGGTGATATCCTCAGCCGTTGCGGCTACGGATTCGTCGAAGGTGATGGGCACGCCAATCGCCATCCGGTCAAGCTCGGCGTTGCGGCTGGCTGCGGGGATAAAGCCGACGAGTTCACGGCTAACAACATCGAGGGCCTGGTAGAAAAATCCTGCGAAATCGGAAAGTGCCATAGTTTAGTTCTCCTTTAGATAGGTTCCGCCTGACTTGAAAAATGACATTTTGTCGGCGGGGGTCATTGCGTCGATTTCGGCGCGAGGTTTAGCATTGGACTGGGGCGTGGACTTGCCACGGGGTGGAGCGGACAGATCGATTCCGCGCTTCTTGAGTTCGGCTTCAACCTCTGATTTGATCTTGCCGGACAGGATGGAATGGTCAGCCTCTAGCATTTCGGCTGCCTTCTCTCCGTAAACCGCGAATCTATCGGCCAGAGTGATATCATAGCCGATCTCCTTGGCCTTATTGCGGAGAGTGTCGCGAAGGGCCGCTTCGGCATCCTTGCGCTTCATGCCCTCCAAGGCCTCTGATAGTTCGCGGATCTTCTTTTGCTCCGGCGTCTCCTTGGGGTTAAGCTCGGCCATGAGCTTCTCGCGCAGGTCTTTTTCGATCTGCGGGAGTTTGTCTGTACTGAACTTGGCATCATGGGTCTGGATCGCCTGCGTGATGGCTGAATTATGAGCCGAATTAAGCGCGGGGGTGTTGACGATGAATGCAATCGCCGCCTCACGCGTGGGTAAATCCGGGATAATCATACCCTTTGCAAGCTGCTCAAACTCGGCGACATCAACCCCATCCTTAGCGTTGGCCTTTACCCAGTCTAACAATTTATCCATTATTAATCTCCCTCCCTGCTCGGCTTAGATGGTGCCGGACTGAGGTACAAGCCCTCTCTGGCCCCACTTGCGGCTCTACAGTTGGTTTTAGTTCTAATGCTGGTTATGCTATTGTTCATATATGGACAGTTTGAACCATTTGATAATGATTTGCAAGTGTAAGTTTTGATAGTGTCCATATATGGTCACTTTGAGGGGTTGAGTAGGCGGCCATATTTGTTACGGGTTAGGCCGTGCGAGTCTGCCCAGGCGTTGAAGTCCTGATAGCCGAATACTTCTGTTTCGCCCGTGACGGGATTCTTGCCACGACGCAGGGTTGGCGTGAAGTCTCCGGTCGTGGTTATGACCGTGCAACGGCATTGGATTGACTCGGAGGCGTCTAGCTTGCTATTGCCGGTTCGGACTGCACCCGGGTGCCACGCCGTCCAGCCTTGGGGGAACTTAAAGGGCTGGTCTACGGCGGTTTGCTTCCCGTCCATCCTGGCATGATCAGGCCGGGTGCGGGAGTCAAGCGAGGCATGCCAAGTGCGGGTTAGTTCAATACCTTCGCTGGCTAACATGTCGGCAGCGTCAAGATCGTTGGCGAATGATCCAGCATTAAGCGCCCGGGTTCCCTCTGTGCGGGTTATACGGATGGCCGATGCGATTGCCCCCGATGTTTGCGTGGGCGAATAGGTGCCGATTATCTCCCCGACCGCTTTGGACACCTCGCGGTATGATTTGCCAGAGATTAGCCCGGCGTTGATCTGCGTGGATATTTGCCTGATTTCTTTCGTGCGGTTCTCCACGAGTAATTGGGTTAGCGATCCGGCCTGAGGGGTCCATGCTTGTGGGGATAAGTAACGCTGCTTAGCTCGCTTAGATAGTTCTCCCCAGGCTTCAATCTGGCCCAATACGGCTACATCTAAGAGTTCTGGAGACAACAGGGAAAAGGTTAGCTCCGGCTGGGCAAAGGTTAGAACATACTGCTGCCGATAATAGTTGTTGGACATTGCCAGATAGCCGGATTCGGCCTGAAGCTTGCCCGCCGCGACCGAGCGTTTGGTGTAAATGCTGGCAATATCGGCATGGAGCTTGCCGTAGCGGTCGAATTGGATTAACCAGTTATAAATATCATCTGATGTCTTGGCGCTGGCATAGTCGGCGTATAGCTTGGCAAGCCTGGCGTCGATGTCGGAAATGGCGGCGGCATATTGCTCGGCTATGAGCGACTCGATGGCCTGATATTCGGCCTCGGTCGCCGTGTAGCCTGCTTGCGTGGCCTCGGAATAGTTCACTGGATGGTTGCCTTAACACTTGGATCGGTCGGAACCACTACGGCACCCGCTTTGCCCGTCTCTCCCATGACTGCCTCGGCCTGCTCCTTAGTCATCCCCAGGAATACCATAAGCTGATTAATGCCAGCCTCACGGGGCAAGGTTCCGGCAGCAACCGCCGCAATAATTGCATTGGCCGAAGTGATCTGAATGCCCGATAGCGTGGCTGCTTTAACCTGCTCTTCAGATGCAGCGTCTCCGGACATAGCCCCGTCTGCAGCATTGTTCTCTCCAAGGCCCATCCTTTCAAGCTCCCTGAGTACATCTGGGATGATCGAGCTGGGCAGGAACTTGAGAATGGTTTCCTTGCTAACCCCTAGCCCCATAAGCATAGCCGCGATCCTGACCTTTGCTTCGTCATCAACGGGGAGGTTGCGTTTCCATGTGATGACCTGCTCATATTGATTGCGATCAGCCCCAAGGGTGCCATAGTCGATGACGTCAAAATACATGTCCATGCGGTCGGCTAGGCCCTTGCGGAAATAGACCTCGATTTCAGACACGAGGAACTCGAATCCGATTAGTTTGTAGGCAATGGCGACGCCAGACTGCGCGCCTGCAAACTGCTGGTCAGACATGTCCGGAATGTTGATGGTCTTATGGAACAGGCGTTCAAGCCGGTCTGCCTGGGCGGTGTAAAACTCGTTCACGCCGGATAGGTTTTTCTCGAGGTAGCGCGGCCACTGTGCCGGGTCGTATTCGTCCAGGTTACTGATGAACGGCTTGGCTACTTCAGATAGCTGGCGGATGAACTCGCTGTCAACCGAGCCGGGGAATAGGGTGATCAGGGCGTTGAACCGGTCAACCTCGTTTTGGGTCTTGCTAACCAGCTTGTCGAATGCATCGATGATCGGCTTCTCGGCGCAGAATACCGGCGAATTGTGCATGTTGGTGCGGAACATGATAACCGGCACACGCTTGTAGGGGTAAGAGGTGTCGCCATCGGGGTCTCTATAGTAGGTTGCCGACTGAGCACGGTCTGATTTGGCCTGCCTCCAGCGCTCAGAGCGGCCGGGCAGGTATACATCGGCAATCTGGCTATCGTCGGAGTCCGTCCAATAGCGGATAAACGCGATCAGTTCGGGCTTGAGGGAGTCTGACCAGACCGGGCAACCTTCCGTGATCGGCAGGAGTTTGTACTCTGGGGTAGGAGTTGCGCCGGGTAAGTTGAGTGCGTCGGACGTCCACCACAGCTCGTAGGCGATGCCGGTTGACAGGGAGCTTGCCATCAGCTCGGAGTTTTCAAGGCCTTCTTCGTTGTAGGCGTCGAGGGTGTCAATTAGTTCCGTGATGGCGTCACTATCGTTGTCCTCCGGAGCATCGCTGAGCCTGTATTCCGTCTTGATCTGGCCCGGCCTGCCAGCATACCCAATAATGTTAGTCACAGCGGATTTAGCGAGCGGGATCGGGATCCGGTTGTCAGGCGCTATTTGAGCCGGAGCGGTCTCGATGGCGTAGTTCTTGCCCGCCACATATGCCAGGTTTTCCAAGGCACAGCGGCTAAACCTGTCAAGCTGGGATTTGTAGGAGGCTAGGTTATCGCTGGTGGGGACAAATTGTTCAGTGGTCGTCATGGGCTATGTCCGCCTTTAATGGTAGTGGTGTGGTTAAATTGTGCGTATTATGCAGCATTGAGCGGATTATATTATAGTTTAATGTGTTTGTATAGGTCATTAAGCGCCAACGCCTTGCATGCGCCCGGAACCGCGATAGGTATGCATCAGCATAATCATGGCGTCAATAAGGTGATCGTTGCCGTCGCGGGGGACAGGCAGGAGTTTGCCGGTTTTGTCCTCATCCCATGACCAGGTTTGGATCTCGCGCTTGAGGTCATTAGATCCCGATATGATATGGATGGTGTAGCCTTGCAGCACGAGGGCCATGTCAGCTTTGTAGTTGGCACGCTTCTTGACGCCCTTGATACCCCTGAACCCCTCGCGGAACAGGTCTTCGATTGACTTGGGCTCGGCTGAGTCGGCAACAATGCGGGAGGTTGCGGTTAGACCCTTGAGGCGCATACGGTCGGCAAGGTCACGGTTAGTCAGGCCGGTAGAGTAGACTAGTTGCTGGAGCCACAGTTCCTGGCGGTTGCCGTACACGGCGATTAATGCGGCGGGATCGGATGAGAAGCCGAAGTCTAGCCCGTATCCAATCAGGTCAACGTTAGGCGGTACAGCCGAAACCTCATCCCAGTTGGTCAGGATCGCACCTTTGATCTCGGTGTAATCGCCGAGAGCCCAGAGCGCGTATAGGGCCGGGTTGGTGAAGCGGTAGCCCTCCAGGCGTTGACGGGCGTGATCAGGCGTGAAGGCATTGTGCTGATAGGTGGTCTTGAGCGCCGCGACCTTTCCGAGACTCTTGATGTCGAACACATAGGGCCTGCCAGGCTCAAGGGTTATGGGCGTGAACAGTTTTTCGAACCAGTATGGCTCGCCGACACAGCGCGGAACCGGGTTATGAGCCATAAAAACCTTATGCTTGTACCCTTTGCCGCGAATGCCTTGGTCGATGGTCTCGAAATCCATCTGGGTAAACTCGTTCAATTCTTCCAGGAATACCCAATGGATACCAGCAAGACCTTTGAGGCGTTCGTTCTCCTGTGCGCCCTTGAACAGACAGACTGATTCGGTCAGGTTGGACTTGATCAGGAAGGGAGAGCGCTGGCAGGTGAAGAAATCGGACAGGTCAAGGTCGCTGATTAGCTGGGTCATATCTGCATAGACCGAGTCACGAATGGAGTCGTATACCTTGCGGAACACGCATACCCTCAGGCGTTTGTATTCCAGCATGCCGGTCAGGATGGTTAACAGGACTTCGGTTGTCTTGGCTGACCAGCGACCGCCTACTTGGTAGTAGTAGCGACAATCCTGACCAAGTGCGGTTAGGTGGGCTTCGTTGCG